TCATGGGTGACAATACTGCAAAGCGTCTATCACCATTTCGTAGAATTGGTGAACGTACAACTACGATTCACAACAAACAACAAGTAGCATTTGACTTGGTGGGTATTGCTATTCTTGATTACATTGAACTGTACAAGAAGTTTACTTACTCACAACAAGAAAGTTTTAGTCTCAATCACATTGCGTATCTAGAACTCGGTGAAAAGAAACTTGACTACTCTGAAGTTGAAAGTCTTCATCAATTGTATCGAACAAACTTTCAAAAGTTTATTGAGTACAACATTCATGACGTTGAACTTGTAGACCGCATTGATGCTAAGATGCAATTGATTGACATGGCACTTGCACTTGCTTATGACGCTAAAGTTAATTACACCGATGTGTTCACGCAAGTACGCATGTGGGATACTTTGATACATAATGAATTGATTGAACAAAACATTGTCGTACCACAGAATGTTCGCACACCAAAAGACGAACAGTATGCTGGTGCTTATGTGAAAGACCCAATCGTTGGTATGCATGAATGGGTTGTATCATTTGACTTGAACTCATTGTATCCACACTTGATTATGCAGTACAATGTTTCACCTGAAACAATTGTTGAAGGTAGACACACAAATATTTCTATTGATAATTTGCTGAACAACGAATATCAAGCACAGGGTGAATATTGCATGGCGGCTAATGGGCATTACTTCAGGCGTGACAAACAAGGCTTCTTACCTGCTATGATGCAACGCATGTATGATGATCGTTCATTGTATAAAAAGAAAATGATTGAGTCTCAAAAGGCTTACGAAAAAGAAACTGATAAAGAACGTAAACGTGAAATAACAAATCAGATTTCAAAATACAAGAATTTGCAGTTGGCAAAGAAAGTACAATTGAACTCCGCTTATGGCGCACTTGGTAATCAATATTTTAGGTTCTTTGACATTCGACAAGCAGAGGCAATTACTCTGTCTGGTCAATTGTCCATTCGATGGATTGAAATGAAGTTGAATGGTTATCTAAACAAACTATTGAAAACTAAGGATAATGATTATGTTATTGCGTCAGATACAGACTCGGTATATGTCAATCTTGGTCCGCTTGTACATATGGTCTATGGATCAAAGAGTGAAACGAAAGTTGAAACGATTGTTGATTTTGTCAACAAAGCATGTACAGAAAAATTCGAACCATTCATCGACAAAGCATATCAAGAACTAGCAGACTATATGAATGCTTTCGATCAGAAGATGCAGATGAAGCGTGAAGTGATTGCGAACAAAGGCATCTGGACTGCAAAGAAGCGTTACATTCTAAACGTATATGACTCTGAGGGTGTTCGATTCGCAGAACCAAAGTTAAAGATGATGGGTATTGAAGCTGTTAAGTCTTCCACACCAATGTCATGTAGAGATAAAATTAAAGAGTCTTTGAAGATTGTAATGAATGGTAATGAACAAGACTTTCAATTGTTTGTGGAAGCATTCAAACAAGAATTCAAAACTCTTCCATTTGAAGACATTGCATTCCCACGTGGTGTTAGTGAACTGTCTAAATACATGAGTAGTTCGGAACTATATTCAAAAGGCACACCTATGCATGTGCGTGGTGCGATAATGTTTAATGCGTTTTTGAAAAAATATAAACTGACTAAGAAGTATCAACTTATTCAGGATGGCGATAAGACTAAATTTTGTTACATGAAAGTTCCAAATCCCGTTCAAGAAAATGTATTTTCTATTCTGACAGTCTTGCCTAAAGAGTTTGGCGTAGAAAAATATATTGACTATGATACACAGTTTGATAAAGCATATCTTGAGCCATTAAAAACAATCGTAAACACAATCGGTTGGAGAACCGAACGTGCTTCCTCATTGGAGAATTTTTTCGCATGACAACAAGAACAATACCGCAAGAGTATCTTGCATTCAGACAACAAGATGATTTCGGCTTTAGTGCAATTGATGAATCAGAAGTCAATAGAACAGTTGACCCAAACACACTAGAAGAAACCATTATTGTACGTGAGACAATAACACAATCTTCAGAATCTCTACAGAGAGTTGAAGATAAACTAGACCAAATGCTTTCATTGTATAATGATGGTAAACTTGGACTAGAAGCAGATCGTGATAAGATGGAAGATGAAGTAAAGAAAAATCTTAAAACGTTAGAACAGTTAATTATGCCATTGCTAGTTAACTTGATGAAGAACCCCGAAAAAGAATATATCTACTGGCCTAATCGTACCGCAAAGATTCAAGAACAAATTGATAAGGTGCTGACATTGACTAGAGGATGATTTTATGTTATACTATGTTTTTATGGAGATAATTTATGAGTAATTTTTTTACAGATTTGGTTGAGCAATTGAAAGATGATGATACAAAAATTCTTTCCGATGGTGGCGCATCGGCTGAGTTTAGTGGTAGTATTGATACGGGTTCATATGCACTCAATGCGTTACTGAGTGGTAGCATCTATGGTGGTGTGCCCAACAACAAAGTGACAGCATTTGCTGGCGAGTCTTCAACTGGTAAGACTTTCTTTGTTCTTGGTATTATCAAACAGTTTCTTGATGCAAATCCTGATGGTGGTGTTATCTACTTTGATACTGAAGCCGCAGTTACAAAGTCTATGATGGACAGTCGTGGTGTAGACACTAAACGGGTCGTTATATCTGAGCCAGATACAATTCAAAAGTTTCGTCATACTGCATTGCAAATCATTGAAAAGTATTCTGCACAAAAAGAATCAGCACGTAAACCAATGATGATGGTTCTTGATTCTCTTGGGCAGTTGTCTTCTACTAAAGAAATGGAAGATACTGCTGAAGGTAAAGAAACAAAAGACATGACTAAGAGTGCAATTCTCAAAGCAACGTTTCGTGTATTGAATTTGAAACTTGCTAAGATTGGTGTGCCTTTGATTGTAACAAATCACGTTTATGATGTTGTTGGTTCATACGTGCCAATGAAAGAAATGTCTGGTGGTTCTGGTTTGAAGTACACAGCATCTACAATCGTATATCTGTCTAAGAAGAAAGATAAAGATGGTACTGAAGTTGTTGGTAATATTGTTAAAGCAAAATTGCATAAGAGTCGCTTGACAAAAGAAAATAAATTTGTTGAAATTAGAATCACATACAGCAAAGGTTTAGATCGTTATTATGGGCTACTTGACATTGCCGAAAAGTATAATATCATTAAGAAAGTATCTACTCAATATGTATTGTCAAATGGCGTAAAGGTCTTTGGTAAGAACATCAATGCCGAACCAGAAAAGTATTTCACTAAAGATATTCTAGACTTAATTGACGAAGCATGTAGAAAAGAATTCATGTACGGACAAGATAGTGTTGGTGGTGTTGCAGACGAAGAAGAAGAATTGGAGTTAGCCAATGAAGATTGATGAAGATTTTGAACTTACGCAAAATGACATTAAGTATAAAGACAAAGATGTTGTTGCATGTGTTAAAATTAAGACTGGTGAATTCAAAGACGTAGAATTTCATTTCGGAGAAATTAAATTTGCCGAAGAAGAAAATCCTGACGGAACCTTTTCAATTGACTTTAATTATGATATAATGTCTGAACAGCACAAACTTTTAGAAGGTAACCAAGAGTTTGAAACTCAGCTTGGTGATATTTTAAATGAACTTCTAAAACATGCTTTAGACGAAGCAGAGAAAAGGTATAAGAATGAACTTGGAACAAAAGATACTGAAACACCTGATATTGGATGAAGAGTACACACGAAAGACTTTACCATTCATTAAAGGCGAGTATTTTCAAGAATCTTCAGAAAAATTATTGTTTTCTGAAATTGAAAGTTATGTAAATAAGTATAACACGATGCCAACGCAAGAAGCATTGGCTATTGAGATTGACAAGAGAATTAATCTAACAGATGAACAGCACAAGAAAACTGTTGCACTTGTTAAGTCAATTACAATCGATCCTGAAGTATCAGACACTAAATGGCTGATTGATGCTACAGAAGACTTCTGCCAAGAAAAAGCTATCTACAATGGCATCATGCAGAGCATTCAAATTCTTGATGACAAGAATAAGAACAGTACAGAAAAACTTGATAAAGGTTCAATCCCTAAAATTCTAGCAGATGCGCTTTCAGTTTCTTTTGATAATCACATTGGTCACGATTTTATTGATGACGCAGAAACACGATATGACTTCTATCATAAAGTTGAAAGACGAATTCCATTCGACCTCGACTATTTGAATCGAATCACTAAAGGTGGGCTTGCAGAAAAATCTTTGAACATTGTTCTTGCTGGTACTGGTGTTGGTAAATCTTTGTTCATGTGTCATTGTGCCGCAGCCAATCTAACGATGGGTAAGAACGTTCTATACATTACAATGGAAATGGCTGAAGAACGTATCGCAGAACGTATCGATGCAAACTTGATGAACGTTGAACTTGATAGATTGATTGGTATGCCTAAAGATGTATACTTGAAGAAAGTTGAAACTCTACGTGAGAAAACTAAGGGTAAGCTAATCATCAAAGAATATCCAACCGCTAGTGCAAACGTAAATCACTTTGCACATTTGTTGAATGAGTTAAAATTAAAACGTCAATTCATTCCTGATATCATTTACATTGACTATCTGAACATTTGTTCTTCTGCACGTATGAAGATGGGTTCTTCTATTAACTCTTACACATACATTAAAGCAATTGCAGAAGAATTGCGTGGGCTTGCAGTTGAACATAAAGTGCCTGTCGTATCAGCTACACAAACAACAAGAAGCGGTTTTACAAACTCAGACGTTGGTCTTGAAGATACTTCAGAATCGTTTGGTCTGCCAGCAACAGCAGACTTGATGTTTGCTTTGATTTCAACCGATGAACTTGCAGACTTGAATCAGATTATGGTCAAGCAGTTAAAAAATCGATACAGCGATCCAACAACAAACAAACGTTTTGTGATTGGTGTTGACAGAGCAAAAATGAAACTCTATGATGCAGAAGAGTCAGCGCAAACTAACATTTCTGATAGTGGGCAGATTGAAGATGATAAACCCGTATTTGATAAGTCTGGCTTCGGCAAACGAATGCAGAAAAACCGAGATTTTGGTAATCTAAAGGTTTAATTTCATAATGTGAAATATATCCTCTTCCCTAAATATCCCTTGACAAGATACCATAACTGTACTATAATAGATATTGTTAAGAAAGGGATACAACATGAAACTCATTCTCAGGGCAAAAGGGGCGACCTTGACACCGAAAGAGAGAAAGATATTAAAGATGGCTACGCATTTATATGCTAGTCGTGTGATGAGCGAAAGGTTGTCAAATACATTAGAAATTAGCATAAACGTCATAAAAGATTTTTATGTGAAAAACAAAATACTCGGTGAAGC